TTGATATATTCAAACAATTTGTAATCGAAAAAACAAATTGTTCTGTATTACATAATCCTCAGTTAGAAGCAGACGACTTAATTGCAGGAGTTATTCAAGCTCATCCTGATAAAAATCATATAATTGTATCAACTGATAGCGACTTTGTTCAGTTAATTGCACCAAACGTAAAACAATACAACGGTGTAACTGATCAATTAGTCACACACGACGGAGTATATGACGCAAAAGGTCGCAAATTAGCATTTACCATCGGCAGCAACTCTAAACTTAAGATCGGTAAAACTGACCCGACGTTTATTCCGCCGCCAAACTGGACAGAATTTGCATTGTTCCTAAAATGCATTCGGGGTGATTCCGGAGATCATGTGTTCTCAGCATATCCCGGAGTAAGAATACAAAGTAGCAAGAATAAAATCGGTCTTCAAGAAGCGTTTGACGATAGAGCAGCAAAAGGCTGGGCATGGAATAATTTAATGCTACAACGCTGGGCAGACCATTTAGGTCAAGAACATCGTGTACTTGACGATTACGAACGCAACAGAATGTTGATCGATCTAACTTGCCAGCCAGATGACATTAAAGACATAATTAAGGATACAATTGCTACACAATTGGTTGAAAAGAATGTTAACCAAGTTGGAATCCGACTACTAAAATTCTGTCAATTGTATAACTTACAGAAAGTAGCCGATCAAGCACAAAGTTATGCAGAACCGCTCAATGCTAGATATTTTTAAGAGGATTATATGATCGAAGTACATGCTAAACCAATAATCGATGGTAAATTTTGGATTGTAGAATCAATCAACGGAACTAAAGTCGGCGTATTAAAAATCACAGATCAACACAAGTATGTGTTTAGTTCTAAGGATACTGTGCAAACATTTGATTCAAAAAAGAAATTAGTAGATCAATTTGGAAAAAACTTTTTTGTAAAGTTACCGACTAATATATCTACTGTTCCTAAAGATCACGATGTACAAGGATATCCTACTATTTGTGAACCACACAATTCAATGTTCGACGTTCGAAAACATTTACCATTATTTACTAAAAGCGATAAGTCAAAAAGTGTTTTTTGTGCAGGATACTATATCATTAAATTTGAAAAAGGATGGGTCAAATCTTTTTGTCCCAAATTAATTACAATAGAAAGGTATCCATTCGAAGGTCCATTTAAAACAGAACTAGAAATGAAACAGAGATTATCAAATGTCCCAAGAGAAAATTAATACCGCTGTTATCAGTCAGTTCCTTCAAACTATTAAAGGAGCCGACTTAGCAAATCAACGAGAAGTTCGGATTGATATTGCTACTGCCAAGAATCTTGCTTATACCTTAGGAATAGTTATGACTCGATTATCCGGAAACTACGAAACATTGTTATCACAACAGTCAACTAGCGATACACAAATTAACATACAGATGGACGGAGGTAATTGGAGTTAGGTAAATACATAAAATAGGATTTATGTATGGGAAGACCTAAACCAATAATTTTAGCAGAAATAACTGATAAATTAAATAAAACCATCCAAGTGTTAGAATCTGATGCGATCTGGGCTGTCTTTTACAAAGAAAAACCATTTAATTTAAAATCTCAAGACAAGATGTCCGAGTCAACTGAGCCTAAATACAAAAAAGTTAGTTTTTCTAATCGTGGACATGCAATAAATCTGTGTATGCGATTAAACAAGCAATTTAACTGTTCCGACTTTTCTGTTTATAAACTATCCGCAGGCATTAAAATTAAATGAATCAAGAAACCTACACAAAGATATTCCTAGCACAAGCAGGAGTTTCGATCTCAAAAGAAAATTGTGCTATACATCTACGGGATCTTTGGGTCAACACTCGGAAAAAAACACAAGGAGGATTGAGATTAACTGATAAAGGTCTTGAGTTTATCAAAAAAATTAATCTTCAAATGTACGAAGTACCTTTCCCTCCAGACTTGGACCTTAAAGCCCAAGTAATTATATTTTTAGATCGATTTATCGATTGTCCGTACCATCTTACTACTCAATCTATAACAGTTCTATCCGAAAAAAAGGCTTTTGAATTATATCTGTTTGCAGGCGACGTTAGAAAATACGGACTTATCAAAGCTATGAAACGAGGACCGTTTGTAGACCCAGCTGGTCCAGTTGTCAATCAAATTATAAAAGATCTCTCTTAGAGACAATTTCCTGTTGACATCTACAGTCAACGACTTTATACTACTAACACTTAGAACAAAACTTTTTTCACCCAATAGGAGTATTTACATGGCAGTCGATGTAATAAATCGTCAAATTAGTCCCAATCGTGCAAAGAACGCTATTCGCAAAGCATTTAAAAAACAGCGTCCGATTTTTCTTTGGGGGCCTCCCGGTATTGGTAAATCTGATATCGTTCATCAGATCGGTGATGAACTTAATGCTCATGTCGTCGACGTTCGGCTAAGTTTGTGGGAACCGACTGATATTAAAGGTATTCCCTATTACAACTCAACACTGAATACCATGTGTTGGGCCGCTCCGTCAGAATTGCCTACTGAAGAATTTGCTAGTCAATATCCGTATGTAATTCTGTTTCTAGACGAAATGAATAGTGCTCCTCCGTCAGTGCAAATTGCAGCATATCAGTTGATTCTAAATCGTCGAGTTGGTCAATACAAACTTCCCAATAACGTTCTTATTGTTGCAGCTGGTAACCGAGAAGCAGACAAAGGTGTTACTTATCGTATGCCGGCTCCGCTAGCAAATCGATTCGTTCACTTAGAAATGCGCACAGACTTTGATGACTGGGCTCAGTGGGCTACTAATAACCGCATACACAAAGATGTTGTTGGATATTGTACCTTTGCTAAAAAAGATCTAAATGACTTTGACCCAAAATCAGCGAGCAGAGCATTTGCTACTCCGCGGTCTTGGACTTTTGTAAGCGAACTACTAACCGACGATGATACTTCAGACAGTACGTTAACTGACTTGATTGCAGGTGCAATTGGCGAAGGTCTTGCTATTAAATTTATGGCACATCGTAAAAGTGCTGGCAAACTTCCACAACCAGAAGACATTCTATCAGGTAAAGTTACCAAACTCGATTCAAAGGAAATTTCCGGAATGTATTCACTAACGATTGGTCTATGTTACGAGCTAAAAGATGCATACGACAAACATGACAAAATGTGGAATGATAAACTAAACAACTTCTTCCGTTTTATCATGGACAATTTCCAAACTGAACTAGTTGTCATGGGTGTACGATTAGCTCTTACGCAATATGAATTGCAGATTGACCCTGATGACGTTGAGTGTTTTGATGAGTTCACTGAAAAATACGGCAAATTCGTTGCGGCTGCTCAGGTCAAGTAGTAACTGTGTAAGGGCACTTCGGTGCCCTTACTCTTGACTTTGTATTCTAATTCTCATACAATATGTACATTAACTAACAAAAGGATTAACTATGTCACACCAAGATCCAATTATCGATAAAATCATCGTCGCACGAATAGGTCTCCTAATGCGACATCCGTTCTTTGGAAATATGGCTACTCGCATGAGGCTTATTGATGCTAGCGACTGGTGTCAGACTGCTGCAACTGATTTTCGTAATTTGTTTTATAATCGCGAGTTTTTCGAATTACTTACTACCCAACAAATTGAATTCGTAATTGCACATGAACTCTTGCATTGTGCATTTGAACACTTGATGCGTCGCGATAATCGTGACCCAAAAATATGGAACATCGCTTGCGATTATAGCGCCAACGGAATCCTTGTTCGAGATAAAATCGGCGCTATGCCTACTCATATTAAATGCTTTCATGATCCTAAATATTACGGAATGAGCTCTGAAGAAGTATATGATCATATATATAAAAAATATGACGACGATGAACTCGATCAGTTAGGCACTTTGTTAGACGAACACATCGATATGGACGGTAGCGGTACTAACGACTCTAATAACAGTCCTTCAACTTATACCAAAGAAGATTTGCGGCAGATTCGTGACGAAATCAAAGAAGCAATGATTCAAGCGTCTCAGGCTGCTGGATCAGTTCCTGGTGAAATTGGCCGATTGATCGGCGAGCTCACTGAACCAAAAATGAACTGGCGAGAAATAATCCGTCAACATATTCAGTCGTTATTGCGCGATGACTATACCTGGACACGCCCGAGTAGAAAAGGTTGGCATACTGGTGTAGTATTACCAGGTTTGAATTTTACTCAAACGATTGATATTTGTATAGCACTTGATATGTCTGGGTCAATTAGTCATGCACAGGCTAATGACTTCCTATCTGAGGTTAAAGGTATTGTAGAAGAATTTAAAGATTTTAATCTTAAACTATGGTGCTTTGATACTAAAGTATACAATGAACAAGAGTTCGACGGATACAATGCAGAAGAAATATCAGAATATAAAATTGTAGGCGGCGGTGGCACTGAGTTCAATGCTAACTGGAATTATATGAAAGAACATGACATTGTACCTAAAAAGTTTATTATGTTTACAGACGGATATCCGTGGGGTAGTTGGGGTGATGAAAATTACTGCGACACTATTTTTATTATTCATGGCTCTGAATCAATAGTTCCTCCATTTGGAGAATATGCATATTATGGCTCATGATATAAAAGTAAATCCGTTAGCTGTACTAAATATACGGGAAGTTAAAATACCTCCCGTACACTTTTCATATACTCTAATAGAATTTTCAAATCGTAAATGTAAAATCATAGAAGCATGGATAATTAACAATTTAAAATCTAGGTACTATCTAAATATGCATATTCATTTAATCAACAATGAATATCAGACAATGTGCAAAATTGGATTTGAAAATCCTAATGAACTTACATTGTTTCTGTTAGGATGCCCGCATTTAAATTCAACAAAGACATAAACAGATATATAACACAAAGGAGATATATAAATGACAGAAGAAAATACCACTGACGCACCAGTTGCTGACGCACCACCAGCTCAAGAATCACCCGAACTGTCGATTAACGACCTAGTTCAAGTTAGAATGATTATCGATGTCGCATCAAGTCGCGGTGCCTTTAAACCAGAAGAAATGGTAGTTGTTGGCACAACATACACGAAACTTAAAAAGTTTATCGAATCGGTAGCTAAGCCAGCTCAAGAAGGATCTCAGGAATGAGAGAACTTAAACACGTAGGCAGATCTGTTACTAACGGACGTAAAGTTTTAGTAGCATACAGAACGTTGCCTGGAGAGTCTGACTCTTGTTTGGTAATTCCAACTGAGAGCTTAACTGATCCGCAACATGATGCTATTATTTCGCTCGTTGAATCATCTGCTGCTCAAAATGCCTATGAGTTTGCTGAAGTACTTGCTAGAAGTCAATTTCCCGACGGCAGTATAATGTTAGCAAACTTACACGTAAATAAGAAATTGATGAAGGTGAGAACTGACGCAATTGAAATGACCCCTACTTTTCAAGTTGCTATTC